ATGGATTTGTATCCGTTTTGAAGTCTTCTGGAGCTTTCAATTGAAGTGTCCTCTATTTATGGAAACCGTAAAGAATAAACACCAAGTACAAGCTAAAATGTGGTTGACTCATACATACCACATAAGAGCCAACCACAAGCGCCGTTAATTCAAGTACTTCTACAGATCGGCTAAAGCGTCTACCGCCGTATCTTTACCAGCACCGTCTGCAACTTTTTGATATCCGTCAAATTTTACTTTGACAATCTTTTGGGTTGCCCCGTACTTATCGGTATAGGTGTCTTCGAATGTTGTGATTAGCGATTGCCTACCGATAATATCAGTCTTCCAACTTGCCGCTGTCAGTTCAGCAGAGTTATCCAGAAGCCCGGTTTTGCTTGCGACAAGTACCCGTCTATTACGTGTCCCTGGTTTCTCTGATGGATGTTGCATCGAGATACTGTCCCAAATAAATTTTCCCTGAAGATCTGCATGCTCACCATCTTCAACATCGATATCTCCTATCTTCTTGGCTTCAAGAATTTTCCATTTTAAGTTGGCCTGTACATAGCTGTACTCCTTGCCATTCTGCTGTCTCGGAGTTGAATCTATGCATTCACAGAGGTATGTTCCTGCCGGTGCTCTTCCATTTGAATCCGCATTTTTAACATCGTCGCCGCTGATTGCTTCTGTCTTCAAATCAAAATCATCCCAATTTACAGTATCGTCCATATTTGTTCCCCTTTTAATCAAATGTTTTTCAAAATAATCTATAACCGTTTTTGTTCAGTCTAAAATGGTACAACGAGTGTTTTCAGGTGTGTTATCAGATCCTCCATCTGTTCAGCTGTCATATGGTTAGCAGTTTTTACATCGTAACGCGAAAGAATTTTCAACCACCCTTCACGATCAACAATTTTTGCATCAGCCTTAAGCTCTGCAATTTCCTTAAGATAATCGTCGGAAGTTCTATTGTTATTCGGCGGAGTGACCTTTTCTATAGGTATAACAGCTTCTACTGCTACGCCTTCGTCAAGCGTTGGAGCTGCCGCTTCCTCTTCGACTTTATCTTTAACACCAAAATCAGGGCCAACGGAAAGATTAACCTCAACCGGCTCTACGCTACTTGTTTCAGCAAGCGTATGTCCAAATGCTTTTGAAATATAGTCAGCAGCAATAAGATCTGAAGTCCACGGAATTTCTTCTTGCACTGTAAGCTTGTTCGTGCGATCTTTTGCACGCACTATTCCGTGGAAATCGCCATCAACTCCCATGTCTATTTCAATAACCGTATCGAAGTAGTATCCCATTTTTTTGGGAGCATCGGGAGTTTTGCCATCTATCTGCATGTTCTCATTCCACTTGTCCTTTGCATGACAAACGGCAATAACGTTTAAATCACTGGCGATTAGCATTCTAATAAAGTTGTATGCTTCACGATTGATAGCCTGATAATCGCGTGGTTGAATTACATAGTAGTCGCTCTTGTTTCCTTTGCTTGTCAACTCACGTTTCAGAAACAAATCAGCATATTTTGAAACCAACGATTGGTAGTAAACGCTAAACGAATCGATCACAAGTGTTTTAATATTTCCAGGATTTCTGACTAGGCTTTTGACTAGCTTAAATACTTCATCTGGGTCTACTGTATTTTTACGACGAAAACGAAACTCTCCGCTATAGTGTTCGCTGCCAGACTCTGTATCAATAATGGCTAAAGCCGGTTCTTCGGTTGGTCCTACGTTACCAAGACGTAATGCAGTTCTTGTCTTGAATGATCCTTCTGGACCCCAAAAGAAAAGTTTGTATTTTCTTGCTTTCGGTGTTGCAATTTCAAATAAATCGGCGCTCATTGGCTCTCTCCTTGCATAAATGTTGATATTTCAATTACTCATGTAAATACAACAGTGCTCTAGTTTAAATTGTTATCATTCCAGGGCCGGGAATTCTGTTACTATTTCCGGCAGCTCTTTCCCCTGTTTTTCGAGATTCCTCCTTATGATATATGAATATTCACCTCCACATTTAGTTGCTATATATGCATTGAAATACTTTTCAGGCATAAGCCATGCGCGTGCTTCTACGCCTGTTACCTCTTCTAGCTTTTCTGCTATACTATATCTTGGTGTTCGCCGCTCGTGAATAATATCGCAGTAATATGTAGATGAAATTCCGACGGCTTTCGCAAGTTCACCCTGAGTTCTAAAATGTTTTTTACCCATGAAAATGTTTCCTCCGAATTAATTTGTACTCAGATAATACGCAATTTGAGAACATCTGTCAAGCGAAAAGCGACAACATTTCTTTTTTTATTCCAATATTCTTTTTTGCTTGACATAATTCGCAATAAGAGTATGATTAGCGCAATTTAAATATAATTTGATATTAGCATGGAGGCCTTGGATGAAAAAGTTTGCACTTATTGGAGCAGCTGGGTTTGTAGCGCCACGACACATACAAGCTATAAAAAACGTAGGCGGTGATTTAATTACTATCATGGATCCACACGATAGCGTTGGTATCATCGACAGTTACTTCCCAAATGCTCAGTATTTCAGTGAGTTCGAAAGATTTGATCGCTATTGTTCGAAGAGAAGCGATATCGATTATGTTAGTATTTGTTCGCCTAACTACCTACATGACGCGCATTGCAGATTCTCAATGCGGATTGGTGCTGATGCGATTTGTGAGAAACCGCTAGTCCTAAAAGAGAAAAATCTTATTGAGCTTAAAAAATTAGAAGAATCGACTGGCAAAAAAGTACACACAATCCTTCAGCTTCGCTATAATCCTATCCTTATTAAATTGAAAGAACGCTTTGAGCATGGCTTGTTCAATGATGAGAATGCTTTCTTAAGATATTATACGCCTCGTGGTGATTGGTATCATTATAGTTGGAAAACGAATATGGAGAAATCCGGTGGTCTTATAACAAACATAGGGATACATTTAGTTGATGCTCTATGCTGGATGTTTGGCCCATGCGTAGAAATCCGCGTATCCAGATCAACAGATAATACGGTATCTGGCCATCTTCATTTTAAAAGAATTACCGTTAACTATACTTTGTCAATTTCTCAACAATTTGAGCCAACGCGTCTTTTGCAAATAGGAAACGAGAAATTCGAACTCTCCGGAAATTTTAAAGACTTGCACGATAAGAGCTATGAGCATATTGTAGCCGGTGATTCGTTTGGCATCGAAGATGTTCGCGAATCTATAAGAGTGTGTGAGGAAGCACGAAAACAATGCGTTAAGTAAATAAGAGGATTGCTTATAAAATGAGAAAAAGATTCACGCATAGATCAGCCATCATAGATGACACCACAAGCTGGCGAGATAAGAAGAAAACATTCATTGGAAAGGGTACTCATATCTGGCATTTCTCACATGTATGCTCCGGAGCATTCATTGGTGAGGACTGCATGCTAGGCCAGAATGTTTACATTGGTTCAGATGTTAACATCGGAAACAGGGTTCGTATTCAGAATAATGTAAGTGTTTATAACGGTGTAACAATGGAGAATGACATTTTTGTTGGCCCATCTGTTGTATTTACTAACGTTCATTTGCCAATGCCAACGCAGAAAGCAGAGAAATTTTCAGCAACCCATGTCAGAAGCGGTGCAATGATTGGCGCAAATTCAACTATAATTACACCATGCTTAATTGGAAAAAATGCAGTCATCGGTGCAGGGTCTGTAGTTACTAGCGATGTTCCAGATAATGCTGTTGTGTATGGTAACCCAGCACGAGTCATAAGGATAAACGATGAGCAACAATAGAGATATAAATTCTTCATCACTAGTGTTGGGTGAAATTTTTTCGTTTGGCATTCATGCTGTTGGGTTAATCTTAATCATCGGTGGATTTTTGTTGGCACAGTTTTCAAATGCAGTAGCAAGAAAATTAAGTTTAAATAAAAATGAAAACAGGGGTAATGGATAATGGGTAAAACTACAGCAAGAGATCTTCCGTTTCTTAAACATGTTTTGCCTGAAGATGTTCATAAGAAAACAGGTATGAATATTTGCGTATTTGGCGATTATGACATTGCAGGTAACCTAACGCTAATTGCCAAGCTAATAAACAAATACACTATACATAAGGCTAGGTGTATCATTGTAGTTGGTGATTATTTAGATTATGATAGCGACATTGTTATTATGCCTGTGTCTGGAGGTGAACCATCAAAAGAATCAATGGATGAAGCGTCTAAGATTATCAATAATGCAGATTTTTTCCACATTGGTAGGCTAGCAGTCAATTTTGGTAATATAAAATTTAATGAAATTCTCAATAAAAACAACTGCGTTTTCCAGTATTTTGGCTCACACCTTAGGCAGAATAAAGGTATTCTGAAAAAGTTTCATGACGATAGCGGTATCCATGCTGTCACATGGGTTGATTGGACAATGCAGGATGGTTCCGGATTTATGCATTACCATTTGCCAGACATATTTGATGTCAATAGTATTACACCGTGGTATAAAAATAGCGCCATGAGCATGGAAATGGACACAATTCGGATTGCTCACTCCCCAACTAACCGTGAATTCAAAAAAACAGACTTCTTTATTAGCGTTATCGATAAGCTAAAAAAAGATTTCAAGATAGAGCTCGTACTACTCGAAGGCCTATCCAATAAAGAATGTCTTAATCGTAAGATGATGTGTCATATTTTGTTCGATCAAATTTCCGTTGGCCGATTTGCATTAAGCGCGATAGAATCTATGGCAATGGGACATGCGGTTCTTTGTTCTGTAAGTAATATCGTTCAATCAGTCTTTCCGCGTCATCCGGTAATTTCTGTAACGGAAAATACGTTAGAAGAGAAACTGCGAAAATTGCTATCAGATAAAGATAGCATATTAGACATTGGTATCGCCGGTCGTAAATGGGTTACTGAAAATTGCGATCCGAAAATAGCCATTCAACAATGGACATATCTTTACGATCTAATTGTTAACGGAAATAGAATTATTGAATCAGATGAATTTTTTATCAACCTTAAGGAGATGTGAAGACATGAAAGAGAATGGTTATCCGAAACGAGTTACGGTAGAAATGTCGAATCGTTGTAATTTAAAATGCTTGATGTGTCCACGATACTACATGACAGACCCAGTAGGTGATATGGATATTGAATTGTGGTACAAGGTTATGGACGATATAGCTGGTCATAATGTTACATTGTTACCATTTTGGCGAGGTGAAAGCGCTATTCATTCACGATTTATGTCTATGATGTCTTATGCAAGAGAAAGGGTTAAAGAAATACACATTGCAACTAACGGAGTTATTGCATCACGTGTTGGTGGAAGCTTTCTGAAAGCTGATTTTATAAATATTAGCTGTCACGAACCAAGGTCTCTAGTATTTTTAGAGGAGATGTGGCAGTCGAGAAGAAACTGGCGTCGTAACAAACCTGTGTTACAAGCATCAGTCGTCGAAGGTGAACGTTATGATGAAGACATTTATGAGCTAGCCGGACCATATGCTGATACTATTAGAGTATACAAAAAACATTCAGTTGATGGTGTTTTCGGTGCATCAGATGCTAAAGTTGGCAAAAGAGTCTTTTGCGATAGGCTGCTTAACGAGATCGTAATAGACTACCAAGGTAATGTATCGAGGTGTTGTTACAACTGGGATGGAGATAAACCTATGAATGTTAGAGATAACACAATCGAAGAAGTTTGGAATAGTGCTGAGTATAAAAAAATTCGTGATGATTACCCAGATGAAATATGCTCAAAATGCGATCAATGGGCTGGTGCTACTTTAGGTAGTACAAAAAAAATGGACAAGGAGAACGTATAGCTTATGAATATTTTCAAGGAACATGGACCAGAGATAATTAGAAATGAAATAATAGCAAATACGCGTAATTGTCTTGGAACAACTGAAACAGTAGGAGTATATCTATCTGGCGGAATAGATTCAGCAATTATACTTGATACTGTCGTATTTCTTTCAAGAATTTATGGAACCCGTGTGATTATATTTGCTGCAGACTTTGGTTTAAGGAATAATGAGTGTGCATTGCAGCTTAAAATGGCTGATTATTATGATGTTGACATTGTTCTTGTACGTATTGATGGTATCTATGATGAACTTCCAGAAATAATGAGCATTCTTCCGAAACCAAGATTTAATATTTGGCCATATTTCATGGCGAATGTTGCAAAAATGGAAGGATGTAGCAAAATTTTTGTTGGTGAGGGTGCTGATGAAATATTTGGTGGATATGCTGAAAAATCCTATCTGGAAGCATGGGCGGATAGTATAGTTTACATACAAAGTACATACAATATATTGCATAGACATTTTGGTGTTGAGGTTTGCATGCCATTTATGATGCTTGATTGGAAGAAATACCTACCGCTTCATGAGAACCCGAATAAACGTGCGATGAGGATTGCATATAAAAATGAACTTCCATCCTTTATATTAGAAGACGTTAAATCTAGTCCTCCAATATTTACTGACTATCTTGCGCTTTGGGATAAAGAATTTAAAGATAATGCTATTATTTGGCTTGAACCGGAAACAAACGAAGAAGCCAAAGAGCTTATTAATATTGTCGTTACTCGTATTTGGCTTGATGAATCAATGCGTAGGTTGACATTTGGCAATACTGACGGAGGAGATTTAGGTGCAGAGTAAATCTGATTGCATCATAAAGATTCAATACTTAGATCATTACGATAAAGATTGGGATGAACTTTCTTATGCAAAGGATGGTGATGCTGGTTTTGATTTACGTGCTGCGATACCTGAAGATTTAATTCTTCGACCGAACGGAAGGCGTGCGTTAATTCCAACAGGCATTTGCGTCGAAATTCCATTTGGTTATGAGATTCAAATTAGACCTAGATCTGGGTTAGCTCTAAAGCGTGGATTTACTATTACAAATAGTCCTGGAAGTATTGATTATGGATTTAGGGCAGAGATAAAAATCATAGGACATATGGTAGGCGAATGGGTTGATCGTGGATTATGCTGTAGCATATTTAGGATTAAACCTGGAATGAGAATTGCGCAAGCGGTTGTTAACAAGTTACCGGTTGTAACGCTAGAAACAGTAGAAGCTGTCAACATTGATACAGATCGTGGTCTTGGTGGTTTTGGTCATACCGGGGTGTAGCAAAGAACAATAGCGATGCAGTTTTATATGAAGATATGCATCGCTATCGTTTTTTCTACTATACCCCTACTTCTGTTTTCTTTGGTTCAGTCGGTGCAATGCTCTCATTATCTATTTCAACACCTTGCGCGTTTGTTCTTGCGTTAGATGTTGCTTCTTGAGTTTTTCTTAAAAGTTCGTCCGCTGTTTGAATATCTGCGGCTTCAATTTCTTTATCAATTTGTTCACGCACGATATCTGATGTTTCTGGCAAACTAATACGCTGAAGTGTTTTCTGGATTTCTCTAATTAGTGTTTTGCTAACAGAAGTCTCTTGCACGCGTAAGAGGTTATGAATATCCTGCGCTAAATCATCTATACTAAACTGTTTGCTTCTCCTTACTTCAACGTTTTTGAAAATTTCACTTTGATTTTGCCACATAAGCCACAGTCTTAAGATTGAATATTCAGATTCAACCATATTTCTTGTTTTTTCGGTGAGGATAGAAGAAAGTTGACTGAATTGATATCGTAACGCAACGCCGCTTCTAGCCTCTGAGCTTTTTTCTAGTGCGTGTACTCCAGCCATATGCGCTGTTTCATATATCTGATCAATCTTCGTTCCAATAAATTCAAGCCCACCTTTGATTGGCTCCAGAACAGCTGATTCTAGCCAATCAGATTTCGAATCTGGTTTCTCTGGATCAAATTCCAAAATACTTCTAACACCAGCCACATCATTGCTTGGATTGTTTGGATCTTGCATTGGCTTACGCATCATTGGGAATCCAGCAAACTTGATAATTTCCTGCAACGATGAAATATCACGAATAATGGATGCTGTTATGCGTGCTATTTCGGTAAGATCGCTAATGCCAAAAAAGTTATTGATAGGACTCTTTATATTAATGAACCAAAAGAATGGAATTTCGCCAAGAGGATTTTCTCCTGATGATACAAGAATTGGATCTCCTTGTTTTCCAGATTCTTCTGTAATAATTTCCCACCTTTCCCATGATCCTATTCTCCATATAAGAAATTTGTTATAGCCATCTTGCAATTTTAAATATGTTAACGTTGGCCTATTTGTAATAGGATTTCTTTCAACAGTCCAATCAAAAATATTTGGCAATGTGTATAGATTGCAGTAAGGATATATGCCGGCCGCAATCTCATCAGCTTTATTTTCAACAGTTACGCTTGCCTTATCGATCAAAACGCCAGCGCTTCCATATATAGATGAAACTTTTTGCGCGTTATTCATAAATACGTTGAAGTCTGTATTCTTTAAATCACAATCTTTTCTAAACATTTGCCATTGAGCATCTGTGGATAATGATCCCATATCACGCATAGCGTCTTTTTCTGTTAAATAAAAACTGAGAAGATCTATTATGCTAGTGGCGTAATTGAATACGATTGCCTCCTCACGTCTTAGCAAATAATTTGCCTGAGTTTCCCTTGGATGTCTAGTTATAGCGTAATCTATAAATTTTCGCCCACCAACGTATGCTGTTTCATATAACTCCCAATCCACATCATAGTCTTTATACTCTTCATGTTTTTTAAGTAATTCATCTTTTGTCATAACAATCATCTCCTAGGAAAATATTAATTACATATGCTTCTATTTTATATTTCTTATTTCCAGTATCTTGAATTTAATCCAGATACATATTTTGGTTTTTGCGCGTATCGCAAATATTGGCTTGTCGCATCAGCCATATCATCATGTTTTGAATATGGTACAGATGTTAATTCAGCTACATAATCTGAAAGCCATGACGCTTGTTTTGGTAACCAGAATTTACCGGCTTCCATTGTGCCAGTAACGGAAGACAATCGAGTCACCTTGTCTAGCTCCGCTTTTATCGGTATGATTGGCATTTGTGTGCTACGGTTGAGATCTTGAATGAGGCTCTGTCCGGATCCTTTGTCTTCTATGATTACAGTATTAGCGCTGTGTAGATTAAAAAGAGAAATGGCCGCCTTGCGTAGATCGGGATACTCTAGACGCTGACAGAATACATCGAGTACGAAAAAATTATTATCTGTTTCGCCGAATGTAATGCATACGCTTGGATCATTAAGCTGTTTAGCCTTGAACGCTGTATCCCAGCTTTGCACTATACGTTTGAATTTTTCAGGCGGCCTATCATAGTATTTTAACCATTCGTATTTTACTATGCTACCCTCACGGCCGACTGGGTTACCTTGGAACAGCGAATTCCAAGTTTGAACGCCGACGGCTTTTTTAATGCGTTGAAGTCTTTCGGCATCATACATTTCTGGCCACAATGGTTCGCCGATTTCTCGGCCTAGCGGATCATCTTCGACAGCTTCTGCTGGAAGATTTAAAACATACCATTCTTCGTCTTCGTGTTCTTTGATCAGCCACCCTGCAAGATCATCACAGCTCCAGCGTGTTTGAATGACTACGATCCCTGATTTTCCTGGCATAAGACGTGTGTATGCGGTAGATTGATACCAATCCTGCATCTTACTCTTAAATAAGTCTGAATTGGCTTCTTCTTGGCCTTTTATAGGATCATCGATAATTAGACAATTGTGGCTTAAAATATCGTTAGCAAAGAAATTCTCAGTCTTTTCAACCTGTATATCGTATACTATCTCATTTTTTCCGCATACTCTTTTAACCATGGAAACGGTGTCACTTTCGATTTGTGGTGAATCGTATGGCATGGTTTGCAAAGTGTTATCAAATTTGTTAACTTGTTGTTGTTCAAATCGTGATCTATGTGGTGAACCAACAAATTGTTTCTTATCTGATGTAGCGATCCATCTTTTTTGAGTATTTCTTGGAATTCTTGTTTTTTTTGGCATACTACACAACGATTGTTGTCTCTCAGTATTGCTAGTTTTCTTTTTTTCTTGAAATCTACTGGATATTCCCTTCCATGTCGATAATTTGCATTCCCATTTCCTTTCATCCTGAATGAATGCGCTGAATCTGCACATTTTCGTGTGCAGTATCTTTGTAAAGTTATTGATGTTGTAAAAGGGATTTCGCAATTCTGACAAATTTTTAATACATATTTTTTTCTTGATTTTCTGGCTATTTTCCGACATTCTTCTGAGCACATTTTCATTGTTTTGCGAGGGGTCGGTTCTCCACAAATCGTACATTTGTTTGGATTGTTTTTGTAATAATTTTTGTTTTTGCACGATCCGTTGCAATAAAAATTCTTGAAACCACGTTTTATTGATTTCCTTACATCGTAAGCTTTCTTTTGAAAAATTTTCCCGCAAGACGCACATTCTACGTCCACAAGATTTTTCCTTAATTCCGTATAGCATGCTCGACACATAGCTCCGCGTCCTGTCTTTTCCTTTCCACATATTTCGCATGTCTTGTTGCTGCGGGAGTGAGACGAGTTTTTGGCCTTCGCATATGTCTTTGGTCGCCGTGTATCCTTGTCCATGAATGTAAAATCTGTGTTCTCCAGTTGCTCTAATTTTACGTCCTGAACTTGTTTCAATGGTGTAGAGTTCATCTGTGTACCTCGATTGGGATGCGATTATTTTATTATACTCTAATCCGTTATCTCCCAATGATAGTACCATAGGACACTCATTACTGTCAAGCAGTTTATCAAGCCTCATACTTCCAACTTCTGTTTCTATTATTGTATCTCCTGGTAAGCAATGCGCACCGCGGCCTGTGATTGGTCCGCCAAGTCCTACTGCAAAGAAATTTCCACCGGCTTCAGTGCCGACATTGCTAACGCTTTGAGTATCCCTTGAAATCTTACATTCAGGAAATACTTTCTTAAACTGCGGACTTTGCAACTGGTTCCTTACTTTCCTGCCAATATCGGCTGCTCGATCATGTGAGTAGGTACAAAATATAATTTGTTTGGATGGATTACGTCCCAAAAACCAAGCGCTAAAATATTCTGAGGCTAAAACGGTTTTTCCATATCTTGGCGGGATTGTTATGATTAATCGTTCTATATCACCAGTCTCAACAGCTTCAAGACATTTCGCAATATATGCATGATGCTTACTAATGATATAATCTGGCCACTGATATGTAGCATAAGATAGTAACTTGGCAAAAGCATAATCCTCAACCTTCAATAGTTCCTTCTTCGGTTTTTTGCCAATCCCCATTATTCAAACACCTCATTTTCTTCACCGCTACTGCCATCCCCATTACCATCCCCGCTGCTCAATCTCTTCTGTGTCATAACCTTTGCATCGATAACAATACTATCAGCAGCCATGCTTGCCGCTACAATCGCATCGATTTCTTCTTTAGACCTCTTCTGGTTAACGTTAATATCAATTTCTTGTTTTTCGCTCCAACCATTTTTCTTGCCTTGTGTCTTCAGATAAAAGATAGTCGCAGCATTAGATACAAATTTATTGTTGTCCTGCATATTTGCCAACAGTATAGATTCGGCAAGATCAGTCCTTTCCTCTTTGGAATTCTCAATCATGGCAGCAAAACGTTCTTCAGTGTTGAGCCATCGCAAATATGTACCCCTGCTTATACCTATAATTCTACATGTCTTCGCTACGTTAAAACCTGTCTTAGCGAAGCAGCCGGCGAAGTTTCGTTGTTGCAGCCGTTTCTTCTCCATGATAGCAAGCAAGCGCCGATCATTCCTATTTGTTTTCTTTGGTTTCATAGCAGTCATTCTCCCCGAAAATGATCTAAATTGACTTGTCAAGCGTTTTCTGTAACCATATTTACGTATATCAATACTTGGCAATAATTAATGATCATTATCTGGTGTACATTTGTCATTGTCAAATTGGTAGGTTTTAACATGATTTGTGTTTGTTTTTTTATTTCTGCATTGTAAACATTTTAAAAGCATTGGCCAAAGATGGCTAACCTTATTAATGATGCAATGCGTAAACACGGTCGGCGCGAAGTCGGCTTAAACCAGGAGGCGTGATGCCATGGAATTGAAACTCGATGAAAACGGAAGCGTGGTTGTTGAAGAAGGTAGACCTGTATATGTACATGATGA